GACGAGGATGCGCTTAAACCGTCAGTACGAAAGGTCTACAAACGATTACTGAAGCAAGTGTCGGATTTAGAAATAGAACGAGTTACATTATGGAGATCGCCATATACAAAAGACAATCTTATTTCAATTAGAGACATGCTAGAAGACGTTATCCCATTCGCCAAACCGGTATTAGCGGATATAATGGATATTTTTATCGATCTTTATTACTCAGCTAGAGCAGATCATGAGAATCTCAACATTGGCTATAACTCAGTGGAACAAGCTAAAGCAACATATGCTGTATTTCTACTGCCTAAGGTCAGTGAGCAACTCACCATTTGGACTGGCGACGATCGAAACGAAAATATCTATATCCCATACACGGCTTTTGGACTTACTAATGAGCTTCCGTCTCAGCAGAAACTAATATCCATAAAAACTGCAGTTGAACATGATGCAAGAGACAACCTTACCATGAACAGGAAGGATGCTCTCTCCAAATTAACTATCAAATCAACGACTTCTAAAGCTTCAGAAAAGGTTAATAAATCGAACCAACGGCAAAAACAACACTCTCGAACCCAGCCACCATCGAAGGATGCTCAACCTGGAACTGTTGACTCCATAGATCCTGTGCCCAAACCTAGTCAAATCCCGAAGGACAGACAAAATCATTTCGGTTTGGCCAAAAATTTAAGTGGCGCGATGAGATTCATATCTAATAACATTAGAAAAGAAAGAACCTCACTTGTAGATGCTTTGTCTACGCTCGCGAACTGGAAAAACAAGGGCACTGTATCGAATAAACGTACAAAATATAAAATTGGTGTACCTGAGGGTGTGAAGTGGAAAATGGCTAATCAGCTCTTTGATTCTGTGAATACCTGCTTAAAAATGGTTATGAGAAAACCCTTCTGGTCTATAACAGACTTCAGGACTAGAGGAATTATTAACTTTTATAGAGACTTTATCCTCCAATATGTGCATAGAGGCACCACCGGAGTAATACAATGGGCGAAAGAATTAGCTTTCGAAGCCGAACACAGCGTTATCGCTGACACGACTCCTAGCAAATGGCTACGTTACTTACGTGGACACAACATAGGGATCCTGCGGTCATCACGTTTGCTCGCTTTGCTAGCAACGTTCTCTCGTGCATTACCACCGATTAATAATCCTAAACGCCAACGTGCAGCGCTCAGAAAAGCTCTAAACGCTTGGACAAAACCTCTTAAGCCCCAAACTATTAAAGTTGAAGGCCCGGATTCTCATATTTTCAAGAAGCTCCTCAACGAAAGATATGTTACTCTTGAAAGACAACTAGAAAGAAGTCTACCAATTCCAGATCATCCTATCATAGATGTACCTAAAACTCATAAAGAAGTAGTTCGTTTAATGATCAACAAACAATTCTTCTTTGATGACTTAATGAAAATTAGTACACAATTCTACCTTGAATGCAGTAGAATGGCTAATATCATTAAAGAACGGTTACCTAGCTATGAAAAGGACAAAGAATGGATCCGTAATTGGCGTAACAAAAGATTCGCTGAAATTCTAAAGTCAGATATTCTATATTCTGATTATGAACGAAGTTATAATTCAAGTTTAATCACAGAAGAGATTGAGGACGAATCACCAGATCTAGATAAAATCTATAAATTTACGGTTCGCACAATTAAGACCTTGAACAATCTTAATCCGGTACCTATTCTTAAAATGGGCTATTTATCTAATGCAGGTTGCTTTGAGAACTCCAGATCAAAAGGAGGAGCATACCAATACTTTTGGAACAAAATGCAAAAACAGATTTCAGATCTACCTAAAAGGAAAGACGGTTCTATAGACTGGGCAAAAACACCCGGGTCATATGGTCATCTTTGTGACAAATCTGACGAACAATTATGGGACATGCTCATCGATTGGGAAGCCGCTCAGGTTAAACCTAAGTCTAAAATCTGTTGCATTCCGGAGAAAGGAGGCAAATACCGCATAGCCAACATAAGTACAGCTGGTGTTGTGGCAAGTGCCCAACCTCTAGGTAATCAAGTTATTAGTATACTCAAAAGACATCCAGCATTAAGAGGAGAGTACCAAAGCGATCCATATTATATAGCATCGAGACTCTGGGAACACCGTGGAAAACGGGATTTGGACCGTATGTTTTACTCTACGGACATGAACCAATCAACTGACACGATCAAAAAGTCAGCCATATACAAGGTTGTAGACGGGCTCTCCGACGCCTTGAAATGGAATCCAAAGCAGAAGGAAGCCGCCATGAGAACAGTTCGTCCTATGGAGCTGTTTGACATGACAGGTCAAAAGAAATATGGCACCAACGTAAATGGAACATTACTTGGTCTACCCCTTTCCTTTGCTATTTTAAATATCTGTCATTTGTACTGCGTAAACGCAATGTCAAACACTGGGATCAAAAGAACTGTTGTCTACGGTGATGATATGGCCTCATTATGTACAGAGGATGATTGGAAGAAATACAACAAAAGGTGTAATTCTATTGGATTTACCCTTAATCAAAGTAAAACACACATATCTCGCTCAGGATTCATCTTCTGTGGTAAAATATATTCGATTAACTCAGCTGGAACTTGTAACTGGATCAAAACGACAAAATTATCTATCGTAACTGGTTCCTCATCAACTCAAAAACATTGGCTTTCACGCATGGCTCAAGCTGCTGAAGCAACTCATCTTGTTGAAAATTGGCAAGGCGCAATCGTTAAGAAACTATTTAACAAACGTAACCCACTGATATGTAACATTATCAGAAAGAACGGTATACCGCTCACAGCACCTATAATAGCAGGTGGATGCGGTTTCAAGGGGCGAATGCGACCAAGACAACGCAAATGCTGCGTTTTCAACAAAAAGATTGACGACGATCCCTTCAAAAGTTATTGGGAAACATGTCGATTGCCTTCGCATATACGAAAGAGAGCTCAATGGGTATATGAAGACTTTGCAGAATTCACAAAGTCACATAAAGCCGCAGTTGTTGGTCCGGGCATGGAGGAGGCATTTGTGTATAGGAGTGATGCTCTTCAGCTTTCACTAATGTCCACTATAACACATAGCTCTTACAGTTTAGTCCATCACAAATTTCCTAAGAAACAAGATAAATCTGCGCAATGGCTGAGTAAAAGAATTCGAAATATAACAACGTTCATAATACGAGAATATGACAAAGAGAGACTAGCTCTTGATTTGCCAGCGAAGGTCACCCTTAAGTATGCAAACACGATCGTTCGCTCCAAAAGGACGGACGTTAAACTTTCCGCTGGCGCAATGAATAAATACTTAAATTCATTGCCTACTCGACACACCCATGACGATTACGTTGTGCCTCTGTTCTCGTTGACCTCTTACCAATCGAAATTGGAAAGAAGGAGATTAGGTATTCGGCCTAAT